GAGGCTGGATACCGTGACGCTGGGGCGCTGGAGCGGTTGCTGATCGCCCAGATGCAGTTCGAGCAGCAGGACGATGAGATGGCGATGAGCAGGCTGCTCGAAAAAGACTTGAAGTTCGAGTACCTCATCCCGGATCTGCTGCCTTGCCCGGGCACCGTGATGATCCACGGCGCTGGTGGTGATGGCAAATCCATGTCCGCCTGGACCATTGCCAAGCACGTTGCTCGCGGGATTCCGTTCTCCGTGCGGGGTGATCTAGTTCCAGTGGAATCTGGGCCGGTGCTGATCCTTAACGGTGATCAGAGCGAGGTGCAGGTCCAGCAGCAGCTACGAGATCTGGAGTTCCAGCCGTCGGATCCGGTGACGGTGGTGATGGGGTGGGACCTCAACTGGTACTACCGCTTCACCAAGCTGATCGAGAAGCATCGCCCCAAGCTGGTGATCATCGACTCGATCACCGGCTGCAGTAGGGGTTCGGCGTTCGACGAAAACAAGAAGGAGTTTGCGAGCCCGATCTACTGGCTGGCAAACAACAACGGGCGGACTTTCCCGGCTTGCTCGATCTTGCTGATTCACCACGCCAACAAGACCGGTGGCTTCCGGGGTTCCACCGCCATCAGGGACGCCGTGGATGAGGTGTGGGGGCTCAGGCGGCCTACGCAGCAACAGGTCGAGCAGACCGGCTACAACGCTCGCCTCATCACCGTGGAAAAGTCTCGGGCTGGGCGGGATGGCTCCAAGCTGCTGATGAAGCTGGAAAGCGACCTGACGTTCTCGCTGGCGGACTACGTGGAGCTGGATGCTGACAGCGCCAGTCCGGCTTCAATCGTGGATCGGGTGCTCCAGCGCCTTAGGGCTGCGTACCCGCGTGCTCTGAGCCGCTCTGACCTCGCTGCAGATGCTTTGTGCGGTGGAAGTGTCGCCGCTATCGGCAAGGCGCTCCAGAGGCTTGCTTCGAGGGGGTTGGTTGAGGTGGTTGGTCAGACCTCTACAGGTGCCAGGCCTTCCAATTTGTACCAGGCTGTTCTCTCGCGTGATATGTGTGTGAAAGAGTGTCCTGAATTGGGAAAACCCAGTCTGGGACTGGGAAGTAAAAAAGGACAGCCCTTGGACGTGTCCTCTTTTGATGGGGTAGCTGGAGCAAAAGAGGACAGCCCTACACCGTGTCCCGATTTACTTCCCAGTGATACCAAGGGTTCTGGTAAAAAAGGACAGGTTTTGGAAGGCTCCCCAAGGGATGACCGCTCTCCTGAGGAGCTGAACCGCCTCATGGAGGAAGCCGCACGGCTGTGGGACTGATGGGTCAGTTCACCCCGCCTAACTTTTTCCTAGGGCTCATGCGGGTTGCCGCGTGGCTTTTTTGGAGGGATCCCGTGGCTAAGCCTGAACCGCCCCAGCCGAAGCGCCCCAGGAAGCCGATCCTGGGCTACACCGTTGGCGACATTCCCTATGAGTTGCTGGCGGTGGTGCGGGTCTCCTGGTATCGCAAGGGCATGGCCTACGAGATCGAGGAGTACCAGATTGAGGAGTCGGACGACGCCCAGGCGCAGTTCGCCTACATCGTTGGCACGGCCCTCAATCAAGGCGCGGACGTGTGCGTGCTGACCCAGTACGAGCCCGCTGCGCTTGGTGTGTCAGAGTGAGCCGGTTCCCGCTTGCTTGGGCATTGGGAACCGGTTCTGGAGGCGTCCGATAACGTCTCCCCGAATTGGGTGGCCGGTGGCTGGTCCTCACGCGGTGCCAGCCTGTTGCCCGCAGCCGGCCGCTACGGGACCGCCTAGTTCCTCCAAAAAAGGGACTAGGCAACCACGCTAACGCCCCAAACCCGTTGGTGCGACTGGTTTTGTGGCATAACTTAAGCACGATTAAGTAGTACCACCGAGTAGTACCACCTGCGGATGTAACGAAATGCGACAGCCCGGCATTGACGCTGGGCTGTTTCTGTGTAACGCTAAGGGCACGCCCGGAGAGACGGGCGCCGCTACTACTGAATTACAAATGGATCAGTTTCACACTCCAGTCGAAAACACCAAGCTCAGTCCGTGGTTCTTCGCGGTCAACTGGGGCATCATCACGCTCCAGCAGAAGATCGCCGATATGGAGGCTATGGGCCTCAACCCGCTCTATGACATCAAGCAGCTCGAAAATTTGCAGGACTTGGAGCAGTTCCTGAAGATGAGCTGGGATGCCTGGCTGGATCGCATGGATTCCGGCAAAACTGCACAGGAGGTCAAGTGAAGGTACTGGACATTGAGGAGCTGCGATTTGAGGGCGACCATCTCGTTATCGATGCCCTTGTTGATGACGCTGTTCTGGTCTATCCGCAGACAGAACTCGATCCGCCCGAGTGGGGGCCTGCCTTGTGCCGAGGCACCCTCTACTTTTCAGATGAAGACTTGATTCCAGCCACCGATGCTCAACTCCGGGCCATGCTCACCGAGCGCGTCGATGACTGGGCTCCAGTCGACACGTCTGATTGGTACGACTGAATCCCGCGAACTCCGTAACGCGGACGACTACGACGACTGGGACTACGGCACCGAGCCAATCCCCGGCGATACCCACTGGGTCAGGATCAAAACTCTGACCCAGCTTTATCGCCACCTCATTTACGTGTTCGCCACCAGCGACACCATCAGCTCCACCCGCTTAGCCAACCTGGCTATCCACGAGATTCTCAAGTTGAGACTCACGGATCTCACCCGGTTGCGCCAGCAGGACCCGAACTTTTTTGCATGAGATTTCAATGACTGACGCAGCTTTCAATCTCCAGCAACTGGAGAGCCGCCCGAACTGGTACGAGCACATTGGTGCTGTGGAACTGGCGATGGGCCTTGATTACGAGAAGTGGTCAATTCGGCAGGACTATGGATGGGAAGGTGATGACGGTGGTGAGTGGGGTCCAAATCCGCTTGAACCCGGCCAAGACGTGCTCGAATCTGACTGGTACGACACGTTGGCGCTACCGTTTCCCGAGGAGTTCCAGGCATGTGACTCCTATGTGTACGAGCTGATGGACACCATCGGTAAGTACAAGCACGATCCAGCGCTGTTGGCGCATATGGTCGCGCTTCGCGCTGCTGAATACCTAGGCAACGTGGGGCACGACGAGACCATCAAAATTCGGAGCCAGCTCCGTAATTCCTACGTTGTTGAACACGCTGATGACTGAAAATTCAATGGTGCCGTTTTATCGGTCGTATTTGCTGAACGGGCGCACCATCTATTTGGACAAGCTTTCGGAGTTGTCGGATGCAGAGCTGAACATGCTCAACATTGAAACCAAGGCAGCCCTGGACCAGGCGCGGCATGAGTTTGGGGCCACTGAGGGTAAGCAGACCGAGGAGTCTGGGCCGATTTATCGGCGCTTGAAAATTGCGGGCTACTTCCAAGCTGCGATCCAGCTGGAACTGCAGGACTAAGCAACTCCTAGTTTTCTCCTAATTAGGAGTTGACACAATCACGTTCTCCCCTACTACACTGCACACGTTCCAAATCAATGAACATGTACATCCTTTCGGAAGCTCAGTTCGATCAAATCATCAAGGCACTGGACAACGCTCGCTTTGCTCTTGATACGTGCCAGCACGTCGAGCTGGATCTGACCAACCCCAAGCAGACCATCGCTCTGCCTCCTACCCAAAAAGCTGTACGTACAAAAGCCGTACGCCAGTCTCAAAGTAAGACTCGTAAGTCCAGCCGCAAGGGCAAGCGTGGGGTGTCGGTGCTGAACGATGCCAAGGTGCTGGAGATCAAGCGCCAGTTGGCTGCGGGTGGTAAGTCGGTCGCCAAGATCGCAAGTGAGTTTGGCGTTCATGCCACCACTGTCAACTGCATCAAGTGGGGCAAAACTTGGAAGCACGTCCAGCTCCAGCAGCCCGCTGAGGTTGCGGCGTGATCCTGCCTGATGTGGAGATCCTGTCGCTGGTGCGGCGGGATCTGGTGACGCCCTTCGATCCAGAGCTGGTGAATCCAGCGAGTCTTGATGTGAGACTCGGCGAGAATCTGCTGGTGGAGTTACCGACGACCACCAGCCTGGTGCCTTATTCCATTGCTGGGCACTCGCAGGAAAATCCGTTCATGCTCCAGCCGCATGAGTTCGTTCTTGCGGAGACGGTCGAGGAGTTCCGGTTGCCTGACTGTATTGCTGGGCAGCTGGCGCTGAAATCCAGTCGGGCCAGGGAGGGGATTGAGCATCTCCTTGCTGGGTATATCGACCCCGGATACTGCGGGAGGCTAACGCTGGAACTGCAAAATGCGCGTTCCATGCACCCGGTCGCACTGTGGCCTGGGATGCGGATTGCGCAGATCGTGTTCCACCGAATGTCGATGCTGCCGGCCAAGGATTACTCCATGACCGGGCGGTATCAAAACGACAAGGCCGTGCAGGGTTCCAAGGGATGAGCGATCCAGTCAACCACCCGTCGCACTACACGGCGGGAAAGGTCGAGGTCATTGATGTGATTGAGGACTGGGTGAGGCCCGCTCCAGATGCTGTGGTTGGTGGTCTGCACTGGCAGGTCATCAAGTACGTCAGTCGGGCGTGGCTGAAGAAGGATCCTTACGAGGATTTCTGCAAGGCCCGCTGGTATCTGACGCGGTTGATCAACACCTTGGCGACGGAGGCGTACCGGGACCGATGAGGCATTGGTGGCGGGTTGTCGCCAAGGCCCTGGGAGAGAAGGCGCACCAGCACGACCGGATTGCTGATCAGGTTGCACTGGTGCGTTTTTGTATCTTGGCGGCCTACATGATCACAAACATTTTTATTTGTGCAGGTGTTATCCGGCACTGGAACAACTGACTGTTACTAGGCCCATGGTCACTACTAAACCGTTCAAGCGCGGTGAGGAAAATTTTGCCGCGATTCTGACGCCCGAACTTGTACAGAAAATGCGCAAACTACAAACAGAAGGGTGGTCCTATCGAAAACTTGCGGATGAGTTTGACGTTGACCCAAAGCACGCTTGGCGTATTTGTAAAAGACTCGCTTGGAGCTGGGTTGACTGATGCGGTGCGCTAACTGTGACAACGAACGGATTGACGTGGATCGGACTTGCCACGACACCGCTGAATCAATCCTTCGCAAAAGGAAGTGTTCTAAGTGTGGTTACTCTGTTTTTACTGTTGAAGTAGAGCTGCCGCAAGGGGCTGCAATGCACTCTCATAAGCACCTGCTTCGGCGTTTACCTGGATTTTTACGTGTTCACTTTTCCTAATGGCAATCACGATCAACAGCAGGCCGTGCCAGAAGTGCGGCAAACACACAACCAACCCCGTGATGTGTATGAAATGCTATCGCTCCAGTGAGGCCGGGTTACTGGAGATTCGCATGGAGCGGATTCGGCAGAGTTACAAGCCCCAGGAGGATGGGGGTCCATGCAGATGTTGCATACATTGGGACAAGCGGTGTCTGCTGGGACTTCCCGAGGGTGGGACACTCGCGGCGGCAGAGTTGTGCTCCGCACGGGAGCTTGAAAGCCTGCTAGAGTAGTAGGGTACAAGTTGCCCTACCAGGCTTGGACTTCCTTCAAGGGATCGAGCACCTCCACACGCTCGACGGCGAGAAGCTCATCGCTTTTGACTCGGAGACGACGCAGCTCCAGCCGAAGATCGGCGGGATGCGGCTTTTGCAGTTGGGTGCTCCAGGCAAGTTGCCTGTGGTGCTCGACTGCTTTTCGTTGGATGACAACGACTGGATTGAGGTTGAGGAGTTCTTCAACGTAGAGCGCACATGGGTGGCGCACAACGCGGTCTTCGATCTGGGCTGGTTGCAGGAGCAGGAGATTTATCCGGCGGGGCGGGTGCTTTGCACCATGCTCGCCAGCAGGATTCTCACCAACGGGATGCCGAATGTGAAGCATGGGCTCCAGCACTTGGTGAAGCGCTACCTGCATGAGGATATTTCTAAAGAGGAGCAGAAGAGTGATTGGTCGGGCGATCTGACCGAGAGCCAGCTGCAGTACGCCGCGAAAGATGTACTGGTGCTACTTGATCTTTACGAGCAGATCCAGCAGAGAATGGCGACGGCGAGTTTGTATCCAGCGTGGTATCTGGAGTGCAATGCGTTGCCGGCGATGGCGCAGTTATGGCGAACAGGTCTTCCTTTTAATAAGCAGGATCTTAGTAAACTCATAGAAGATTTGGATATTGAGCACTACGAAGTTGGTGAAAAGTTCATCGAAGATTTTGATGCTGCTTTGCCGGAAGGACACAAGCTCTGTCGGGGAATTGATGGCAAGTTGCTGTACCAGACAAAGCCTGGTGCTAAAGGTAAGAAGACTGACCCCGACGTTTTTAATCTCAACAGTCCGGCGCAGTTGCTGAAAAAGTTCACCGCGTTGTTGGGTGAGCCGCCAATGGACGCTAAGAGCAATAAGCCCAGTGCTAGCAAGCTGGCGCTCCAGGAATATGTAGGCGATCACAAGGTTGTGGCGGACTATTTGAGATGGAAACGTGTAGAGAAACGTCGGCAGATGGCTGAAACTTTGTTGAAGAACTTGTCGGCTGATGGGTTTATTCGTGCCAGCTATATGCAAATGGGGGCTGATACCGGAAGGATGTCTTGTATGTCACCCAATCTTCAGCAAATTCCTAGGGATCAGAGATTTAGGGCTTGTGTGCAAGCTCCAGCAGGATGGAAGTTTGTTGTAGCAGATTACGGGCAAATGGAGTTACGGCTGGCGGCGGCAGAAGCTAAGGATTCTCTTATGACTCAGGTGTTCCAGCAGGGGAAAGACCTTCATACGATTACGGCGACGCAGATTTACGGTGTTGGCGAAGATGAGGTTACAAAGGAGCAGCGGCAAGTCTCGAAATCGGCAAACTTCGGATTGCTCTATGGATCCGGCGCAAAGGGACTCAGGAACTACGCAGCAGCAATGGGGATCCAGATGGATCTTGATGAGGCTGCGGAGGTCCGGGAAAAGTTCCACGCTGCATATAAAGGCATCTCCGCATGGCAGCGCACAAATGCTCGCGCTGCTGATGCGGCTAAGGACAATCCATCTATCCGCATACGCATCTCGGGCTTGCGGCGGTTTCTACCGGGCGAGCACAACAAACTCACTACCCGCTGTAATACGCCAATCCAGGGAGCCGGTGCAGCAGTCCTCAAACTTACGCTTGGCAAGTTGTGGCCGTTACTCCACGTCGACGGGGAGGACGTGGTGCGTTTGGCCGGCGTGGTGCACGACGAAATCATCCTGCTCGTCGCTGAAGAACACGCCGACACCTGGGCGCTCCAGCTGCAATCCGTGATGGAAGAGTGTGAGGCCAAGTGGTTGGGCGAGATTCCGCCGCTTGCCGAAGCTAAGGTCGGGGATAGCTGGGATCAGGCGAAGTGAGCCCCGAACAGGTCGTAGAAGACTACGAATACCGAGTGCGGATGCACCCGCGTCACGGTGGTACGCACGACTTGTTTGTTACTGCTCCAGATGCCTTCACCGCGAGGATGAGGGCTCTGGAGCTTTGCCCTGATCAGCACGTTCAGTCGATCCTGCGAGTCTCAGATCTAGTCTCATGACACATGGGTTATACTTGTGTGTCTTGCCGAATCGTATGGGTGCCAAAGTAGAGCCGTTTCCTGTGGCGGTGCTGTACGAGAGGTTTGCTTACGATCCCCTACGAGGTTTGTTAATTAGCAAAGCCACAGGAAAACCACTTAGTTGCAGGCAGAGAGACCGCAATACGTATGCGGGAGTAAGTTACGGCAGTCGTCCCAACAAAAAGTCTTACTCCACGACATATGGACGGCTTGTGATGACTTGGCTAACAGGCGAATGGCCTAGTGTTGACGTAGACCACATAGACAGAAATACTTCAAATAACACAGCTTGGAACTTACGTTTGGTATCACGCAGAATAAATACGCAAAACAGACATACGTTTAACGGGGGAACGTCGAAAGTAGGTAAACGTTGGCGATCTCGTATACGTGTAAAAGGAGAAGTGCGTCACTTAGGGTATTTTGATACAGAGTTTGAAGCGCAAGAGGCGTACAAAAAAGCTTGTGAGAGCCTGCCGTGACTGCACCAGCCCGCACAGGCCGTGAGTTGGTGATGGAGTGGCTGATGCGGGAAATTCGTGCGGCCAAAACGAGCGATTTGCACAGAATGGCGGCGTTTTTGGAGTTTGCGCGGAAAGTTAGGAAGGGCTCCAGGCAGCAGCGCTCCAGTGCGCGGTTGGCGCAGTCGAACTCGTGGCGGAAGGGCGTGGATGAGGACGTGCGCTGGCGCGTCTAATGTGTCGCAGTATGCTACTGTGTAGGAGACTAGAGAACCAGCAATGCCGCTGAAGCACGGGTCGAAAATTTATTGCCAGTTGCTGCTGGACAGTAACCGTTACAAACTGGCTGAGCAGCTTGCAGCCAGTGAGGGCAAGCGGGTAACTGGGATGTTGCGGGATATGGTTTACGCCGCTTTAGAGAAGGCCGTTCCAGCATCGGATTACAAGGCTGCGGAGGCTGCTGATAAGGCGGCTTGGGCGGAGTCGGTGCAGCGGCGGGTGCAGGGAAGGATGCGCTCCAAGCAAGAAGGAGATGTGTCAGAAACTGACGCATGAGACTCGGTTGTGTTTCGATACATACCGACGCAGCCTAGGTAAAACTACTAGATTCACACAGTAGTCACGTAAAGGCAGATGACGCGCTATGTCGTCATGGTCGAGGATCGCTGGGTTACGGCGGTTTACGGCCCTGGCCAAGGAATTGGTCTCACCGCATCCAAGGAGGATGCATCCTCGTGGGTCACATATGAACGAGCTGTCGCTGCGGCGAGAGCTGTTGCTCAGTGCACTAACAGCAACGTTGCTGTGCATAGCGTTGATGAACCCTCCTATCCCCGGTCATGGAAGTAGTCCCGTTTCAGAACCAGCAAGATCCGGAGCTGCGGCTCGGTGAAGGTCGCTCACGCACCAGTGCAGAAAAAGCGCAGCTGTTCGAGCTGAAAATTTGGTTGCCGGGACAAGGTGCCATGCGGGATCTTGTTCGGGCGGAGTCGCTCCAGCAGGCGATTACCTTTGCCACGAATCGTTACCCCAACTGCAAGGTTGAGGTGCCTGAGCGGGCGGCGAAAAAGCCTAGGCTGGTGCGCTCGTCCCGTGGGCCGAAAGAGACGGCTCGGCGGAATCTAAAACTCGTGGAGGCTAAACGTGAGCAATCAAATCACTGAGCTGGATCGCCAGAACTGGGCCAGGGTGTGTGAAGATCAGCAGCGGCAGGATTTTCTTGATTCGCTGTATCTCCAGTACGGCCGCGATAAAAAGGACCACCCGATGTATAGCGTGTACACGGGTTTGTACCAGCAGTGGATAGCCGATGGACAACCTTCTGTTGGCGCTGTATCTGGCGGCAGCGTATTGGGTGATCTGTCTCCTAGTTCTGTGTCTGTGTAAAAAGCTCTTGCCCTAGGCAGAGTCGCGGTCCATTCCGAATTGATCGGCCAGGTTATCGGCGGCTTCGCGGATAGCCCAGGCCGATTTTGTTCGTTCCAGCTGGTGGAGCGTGTTCAGGACAAGGGCGGCTTCGAGGAGGCCGCGA